CCCAAGCCCAGCGCCTGTCTGGTACCCAGACTATACCTGAAGAAAAAAGGTCAGATACGGCGTTTACTCTGCTTATCTTGTCCTGACCCTTGCCCGGCGTGAACTCGCTGAGGGGCACCCCCATCCGGCGCATCTCCTGATAGAGCGCCGCACCGTTCGATTTCTTCTCGACGATGAAGGTGTCGGGCTGCCAATCCTTGTACTCCTCCAGCACCAACTGCTTTAGCTCCGGGAACTCCAACCGCTGCTTGATGGAGTTCAGCAGGATGATGTTGTAGTTTTTAGTCTCTTCGTTGAAAAACACGCCCCAAGTCAACAAGGCGTTGAAGTCCGACCGGTTGGTCTTTTCTTGGGCAGCGTCGAGCGACAGGATGATGTGCTCACAATGGGGCGGATCCTCTTTCTCCCAGACCTGCCACCACTCGCGCTTGATGAGGGCACCTTCCTCCGAGGTCGGCTGCTGCATGTACTGGGCCTGCCAGTACCGCACGTCCATCGAGGCTTTTTTGCCCATCAACTCATCAATGCTCCAGAACTCTGGCCATAGCGGTTTCTCGTTCAGGATCGCCGGGAACTCAACCACTTCCCACTGATCAGTGCCCTCTTCGCGGGTCATGTGGTCCACGATCTTGCCGGTGAGGTCGGATTTACTCCAACGAGTCATCACCACGATGATCGAACCACCCGGCATCAGTCGCTGGACTGGACCGGACTGAAACCACTCCCATGCTGGCTCAAATACGTCCGCACGACCCTGCTTAGCATCCTGTTCTGAGTGGGGATCATCAATAATGAACAGATCAGCGCCTCGACCAGCAAGGGCACCACCAACGCCAATAGCAAAGTACTCACCGTTAAAATTAGTACCCCATCGAGAAGCAGACTTACTGTCCGCTTGAAGCTCAACCTGCGGGAAAATGTCACGGTAAGACTCCGAACCGACCAAGTTACGCACCCGACGACCGAAGTTCACCGCCAAATCGGCAGTGTGGGACGCCATAATGACCTTTTTCTGCGGGTTTTTGCCTAGGAACCAAGCAGGTGCTAGGTACGAGATCATCTCCGACTTGCCATGCCGAGGGGCGATGTTGACGATGACTCTCTTCTTCCTGCCTGCCTCTATGTCCTCGAATATCTTGGCCAGTTTGTGATGGTGCGGACCCACTTTGTAGCCCGGATATACGTGCTGGATGAAGTCTAGGAACGAATCTTTGCCCAATTTCTGCGTGATCTGGGTCTGGTACTGCTTTAGAAGCTCAGCGACACGCCGCTTCTCCTTCTCCGGCATGGTGGGAAGGGCGTTTTTCAGCTTTTCGAGGTTTTTAGGTGTTAGTTGCAGCACTATTCTCGCCTACAACGCGATATTCGATGCCCTCAAGCACCGACATAAGCTCCTTTTCGACCTCTTCGATGGGCTTTATCACGTGCGTGACCTCGCTTCGCTTCTTGAAAGCGTCCACGCCGTCTACTTCGCCGAGCTTGGTCAGAGCCTGAAGGCGGGTTTTGCCATCCTTCGCAGTCTCGATCTCCTTGACCAACCCCGTGATGACATAGTTTTTGAGCTCAGCTAGGTCATCTACTAACGCATGGTTCATTTGCTTGACCATGCCCGCCAAGAACGCAATGGTCTCGTTGGGGTAAATAGCAAAATCTGGTCGCGCCTTAGGGTCCTCGATCATCTGCCGAGCAAGCTGGGTCGCATCCTGCTCATTAGTCTTGTCCGGAATGATCGGCTGGCCCGATAGGTCACTAATAAGCTTGATCGTGCGAACGCGCATGTCTAGCTCTTGGCTTGGACTCAAGCTCGGCAGCGCTTCAGCCGCGTTGGCCGGTAGCACAAAGTCTTCATCAATGTCAGGGACTAGGGGCTGCATTGTTCCGAAATATATACGAATTTAGGGCATGGTACCAAATTTGATACCGGGGGGTGTTTTATATAGAGGGGGGTGGGGTCGGCCCGGCTAGATTTTGAAAATGGTCTGGTGATTTGTGCGGATCAAAGCGGGGCGGGGCGAGCGCGGGACTCCGACATTGCAGCGGGTGGTCGGGGTAGGGTGGAGCCGCGCCTAGCCGCGTTTCGGATTCGCCGACGGGGTGGGGGGTCGAGCAGGGTCGAGCAGGGTCGAGCAGGGTCGAGCAGGGTCGAGCAGGGTCGAGCAGGGTCGAGCAGGGTCGAGCAGGGTCGAGCAGGGTCGAGCAGGGTCGAGCAGGGTCGAGCAGGGTCGGGGCGCGTAGCTGCTGCAGGGGGGACGGGAACGCGCCAAGCTCCCACCGGGCAACGGGCGCGGCAAGGCGTAGCGGGTCAGGCAAGGCGTAGCGGGTCAGGCAAGGCGTAGCGGGTCAGGCAAGGCGTAGCGGGTCAGGCAAGGCGTAGCGGGTCAGGCAAGGCGTAGCGGGTCAGGCAAGGCGTAGCGGGTCAGGCAAGGCGTAGCGGGTCAGGCGGGTCAGGCGGGTCAGGCGGGTCAGGCGGGTCAGGCGGGTCAGGCGGGTCAGGCGGGTCAGGCGGGTCAGGCGGGGCGCGGTTTCGATCGATTCCACCCCTGTTCCGGCCTTGTCCCGGCCTTGTGTCAGCGTATTTCTTTGGTTGGGACACGCAAGTGCTTGATTCACAAAGTAAAAACACGGTTTGTGTCGGTGTGTCAGCAAAAACGGGACAAGGCGCGGGAAATGCAGCGCAAAAATGGGGAGCAAGGCAGAGACGCGGCAAGTGCCGAAAAAGCTCTAAAAACTTTTGCCGCCCGTCCGTTTTGCTCTTTTTTCTCTTTTCTCTCTTTTTTCTATTTACTTATTCTATAACTATCTAATAGAAATCAATAACTTACACACCCCCTATCCCCTAAAATCCCGTGTCATATGTAAACTTTCCCCACACAAAACCTGACACAAACTTTCCGTAACCCATTGTTTTTATTAAACTTTTTTTGTGTCAGCATTTCCGACCCCCTGACACAAGCGACACACCGGCCTGACACAAGCCGCACCCCGCCCCGCGTAGCTCTAAAAAATATTTCGCCGAAGGGGTTCCATTAAATAAAGAAAGGTTGTCTAATACTCGCGTCCCCTATCTACACCGGAGCAAACGAACATGACTAGAAACGAGACCCGCGAAGCGACCCGCGCCGAAGCCGTCGCCCCCATCAATCCTGCAATGGCGGCTCGAATGCTAGCCAACCTTCACCGTGCCGCATCCCCGCGTAGCCAAGAGCACATTGAGCAGCGTATCGGGCAGCTTGGATTGTGGGGTCGCATCGTCAACATCAACGGCGCATTGGTCGCCGTGGAGGGCTGAACCGTGGACAACCTCAGCAAAACGGAAGCGGCATTCAAGGCGGCGCAGCGTGGGCGCGACGATGCCATGCACCGGTACGAAACCATCCTAGACCTGTTGGACGAGCCGCAGCGAATCTGCGACGAGTGTCGCTCGACCATGTCGGAGGGCTACTGCGTCGATAGCGGCTGCGAGTACTACTGCTCCGACGCGTGTCTGCATAAGCACTACACGCCGAAGGAGTGGGAGGCCATATACCGGGACGGCGACGGCGATTCGTACTGGACTGAGTGGGAAACCGCCGACTATGAGGAATTGGACGATGCGGAAGCCGCGCTCGAAAAGGCGGAACAGGCACTAACCGCCGCCCGGCTCGAATTGGGTCGGTCGCGTCTTGCAGGGGAGGGCTGAACCGTGAAAAATAAAAGCCTTACCCGCGAAGCAACCCGCGCCCGTCTAATTGCCGCCGCGCCTGACTTGCTCGAAGCCTTACGGAGTATAGTTTCATGCTATGACGCGACCGACGATAACGAGCTAGTAACAGCGGCACGGGCTGCAATCCAAAAGGCCACGGGGGGCGAACGATGAAACCACGCAACCCCGCCCTATTCCGATTCAACCCAATCACGGGATATTGGCAACGGATTAAAACGGTAGACCCCGACCGCGCCGCCGATTGGCTGCGAGTGTTCCGCGAAGATGAGCCTAGCTGTTATTTCGTCGTCGCTCACCGTCGCCCGAATGCCTCACCCGTTCCACGCTGAACCTCACAACCACACCGGAGAAAACGAAAATGGACACGACATACGGCACCCCCGACCCCCTCAAAACTAACATCCTCGACGCCTTGCATACCTTCATCCGGTCGCGCCCCGGCCTAGAGTACTGCAATTACGGCGACCCCGTGGCCTACCGTGCGGAGATGCGGGGAATCACGCGAGACTTGCATGATGCCCGGACGCTGCTGCATTCGATCGAAAGGGCGCACGGCATCACGGGGCGCAAGCTGGCGGACGCTGCACATAGCGCCTTTTCCGGGCGGTTAAACATTCAAACGCTAGACGATAACAAGGTACGCATCCACTACACCACGGGGCAGTATTACCCGACGGAGTACCGCCGCGCCGTCGCTGCGGTCGCTGCTAGCGCCTTATGGGATTATGTGCGGGAGCATTGTATGCCGTCGCCGGTCTATTATGTTGAGTGGCAAAACGAGCGCGGCGAGTATGTCCGGGCGACGCGGGAGCCAATCAAGCACCGGGACGCGACAGAATTTCAGGAAGCAATCACGCGCCGCATAAAAGAGCGGGAAAAAGCCGCGTTTGATACGCCCCCGCACGGCTACGGCTTAACATCGATACGCGAATACTACAAAACCCCGAAGGGCTACATTTCGGGCGGCGATTGGCTCCGGCGGTACTTCCGCCGCGAATTCGGGCGCGGTATCGCGTCGCGGTTTTTTAACTAAGGGGGGCGGGACGATGACAAACGAAACGAAACACACGCCGGGGCCGTGGCATATAGGGATGAAACCCGGCCCGATTATTTACGAATTACGCGGGGCGCAAGTGGCGGACCTATCCGCCCGAATGGTGCCGGATGATGAAACGCGGGGGAATGTCCGACTAATCGCCGCCGCGCCGGAGTTACTCGATGCCCTGTTTAACGCCCTGCCGTATGTTGAGGATGTTTTAGACAATCCTGAACAGTTGGCGTGCTTTAAAGCGGGCGTAGTCGAGCGTCACGCCAAGGCCATTCGAGCCGCGATTGCTAAGGCCACGGGGGGCTAGGGTTTCCGGTGAGACTTGGGGCGGGACTGACACCGCCCCCTTTTTTCGCCCCTACGCCTAGTCCCGGTGCGACCGCTCCGCCCCATTCCGCCCCTTTCGATCCCGTTCCCCCTATAGCCCCGGTGCGAGCGGACTTGACGGGTGCGACCGCTCCGCCAAAAAAGATTAAAAAAAGTGAGTTTGGCGTATTGACAGGATGCGAACGCGCTGATAGTGTGTGAACCATTGTAAAGAAACATTGACTTACTGACTAACCAAACGAGGAGGACAAGGCATGAACGAGATGGACGATAAAAAATATTGGTATGCCCGTGGCTATTACGACGGTCGTACCGTAGGCGTGGAAGACAGCCTAGGGGAACTTGATGGCGACAAAGACGCGGCGAGTCGTCTGGCCTACAAACGAGGTTATGACCAAGGCGTAGCCGATTACTGCGAAATGGACATTGAGGAGGACAAGTCATGAGCGAACAAGAACGACTCAACCGCATCGCGGTCGCCTTGAGAATGGCGTATGAGTTAGTCGAAGAATGCAGCGAGGCGCATGGCTACATTGCTGAGGCGTTGGCCTACGCTGATAACGACTTGGCTAGTTTCGATGAGGAGGACAAGGCATGAGCAACGAAGAGTTGACTGCTGAGATCGAGCGGCTGCGAGAGGTCAACACAGAATTGTTGGGGTGCGTTCTCGATGTTCTCGACGCAGACGGCGACCTCTACGCTATGGACTTCAACCGATACCGCGCCGCCATCGCCAAGGCAACAGAGGAGGACAAGGCATGAAAAATGAAATTGTGCGAAACGACGAGCGTTTCGGTGATTGGGGCCACGAGTCGCAGGAAACGGAGCGCGACTACGAGCAGCAAATTCGTGATCGCGTGGAGACCTACAGCGGCTACGCAACCCAGGTCCACGGCGGGTGGGTCTGGGTCGTCGGCTGCAACGAGCAGCGATGGTCGCGGCGTGCGACGCGGCACGCTTGTGAGCGCGTGGTGTATCAAGTGGTCGAGCTTCTTGGAGAAGAGGACGCTTTCGACGACTGCGGCGTAGCGGACGACTGCGGCGTAGCGGACACCTACGAAGCGTGGATCGATGGCGCGCGCGACGATAGCGTGATTTTCAGCGTCTATCCGGGAGAAGACATAGTAGAAGCCGGGGCAAGCGCACTAGGCGTTTGCGTTTCAGAGGCTTTGAACACTAAGCAGGTGACAGCATGAACATTCAAGTCGAGCAGCGCATCGGCCTCATCGAGGACGCTGTTTATGAATACGCGATGAGCAGCGACTATTCATACGAAAAGGAAGAGGGCCGGTATCAAGCCAATCGTCTGATTAGCGAACTGCAAAGCAATTGCTTTTCTGCGGACGAGTTGCCGGATCGCATGGAGCGTGTACGCGCTAACTTTAAAAAAGGCTTGGGCGATCCACAGTCTTTCGATGAATGGGATAGTCATTTTACAGCTGCAATCAACAAAGCAATGGAGGATAAGGCATGAGCAAGAGTATGGCGCGGTTCAACCACGCATTCAGTTTCGGTTTTTCGTTGGAGAACGAGGGGGACAAGGCATGAACGACGCAGACCTGCAGATTCTGACGATGTACTACAAGGACGGCATGAAGGAGAAGGAGATAGCCGACTCCCTAAAACTTTCGCTGTTTGTTGTCTACGAGGTGCTAGCCGCATTTGATTGGCAGGACAACGCATGAACGCGCCCCCGCCGAAAACCCGACAAGATGCTTTGGTGCTTGCGTTGGTACTTGCGATCACGGCTCCATCAGACGCGCATTCGAGGGTGGTTACAGAACTCGCAGAACAGCTTTCGGTCGGCATGACCGAGCTTGAGGTTGAACGGTGCAAGAAACGCGCATTGAAAGAGTTGAAAGAGTTGAAAGAGTTGAGGATGCAAGCATGAACGAGTCCGATCTTGACTACATCGTTGCGTTGCAAGCGGTGATTGCAGCACAGGCCAACATCATCCGTGCGATGAATGAGCAGTTACAAATTTTAATGGAGCTACAGCGATGAACGAGACGAACGAGACGAACGAGACGAACGAGACGAACGAGATCCCGAAAGATTGGTGGGTTCCGATCGACAGCGACGAGGCGTGGATTCGCCAACAGGTATTCGACTACGAGCGCGAGTTGTACGAGCTGCGTGAGTGGTGGGTGCGACCGCAACAGTTGACCCGACAGCTTGAATTGCCGTTCGACGAGCCGAAGCAACCGCGCCCCTACGCGCCGTTCTGACGGTGCTTGACAAGTGTAAAGAAACATTGTTATATGTAAACAGGAGGATACAGAAATGTCTTACGACACGGTTTTTGAAACGATGCTGTCGGGCATCAAGGTTGAGGTTGGCGCAGAGTGCGAACGAGGTGGCGAGGAGGTTGACATCGAGCAGGTTTTTCTGCTCGCCGTGTGGACGCCGAAAACTGAAAAGGCTCCGGCAGGGTTTTGCGAACTCGACACGCCGGTTCTGCTACCGTTTGATGCGAACTGCGACATATACGATGAGGCACTAGCCATCGTCAAGGAGAACAACGCGCTGCGACCACATTTTGATCAGTTGGACTACGCAGGGCGGTACTGATGACCCCTGAGGCAAAGGTCAAAGCGAAGGTAAAGAAAGTTTTGAACGACATCGGTGCGTACTACGCCATGCCTGCGACCGGCGGGTATGGTTCGAGCGGCGTACCGGATTTTCTGATCTGTCACCACGGCAAGTTCGTGGCGGTGGAGTGTAAGGCAAACGGTGGGAAGCCCACCGCGCTTCAATTGAAGCATCTCGATGACATCCGCAAAGCAGGTGGCATCGCATTGTTGATTGATGAAACAACCGTAGAGACCCTACGCAAGGAGTTAGAGACATGACTATTAGTGCAAAGATTCGCCGTTATCTGGCAAACGGCGCGAGTCCCGAGTACATCGCCAAGCAACTTGGCATCAGCAAGAACCGCGTCTACACGGTGCGTTGGAAGGACGCGAATAAGACGGTCAAGCCTAAGAAAGTTAAGTCGGTTGAGAAGCAGGTGCATGACATCAAGGCGGAGGCGTGGAAGGAGCGCAATCCGTGGTTTGGCGTCAACGAGCAGAAGACCGCTGCGGCACTTGCCTATCACGATGAACTTTTGAATGACGGGATTGACCCGACGTCCGACGAGTATTGGGACAAGGTGGACGCGAAGTTTGGCTCGAAGTCCAATAAGAGACAGGCCCGCCTGACACCGACTCAAGTTGAGCTTGCCAAGAAGCTTGGCATCAGTAATAAGCAGTACGCACGTGAAATCACCGCGCTGCTCGACTGTTCCAAGACCGACCCCGTGAATCACCCTGAGCACTACAAGGCCGGTGGCATCGAGACCATCGACTTCATCGAGTCCAAAGATTTGAACTATCGTCTGGGCAACGTGGTGAAGTATGTGAGTCGTGCGGGTAAGAAGGACTCCGATCCCGTGCAGGACTTGGAGAAGGCTGCGTGGTACCTGAAGCGCGAGATCGACGCGAGGAAGGGCGCATGAATTCTTTAGTAAAAGATTTACAAGACAAACATAAGGATATTCTGCTTGCTCCCGTAGACGAACTTTACCTCACGTTCCGCACTACAAATTGTTTGGTGGGAGAAAAAATTAAGTACGTTGGAGATCTTGTACAGCGAACTGAAAGAGAATTGTTATTGATCCCAAACTTGGGTAAGAAGTCTTTAGATGAGATAAAACAAGTATTGGCGGCTTTCAATTTGAGTCTAAACATGAAGATGTCGGAGTGGCCTCCAAAGGAAATGGAGTCATCACAGGTTGATCCTAATATAAAAGGTCAGGTTAAGAGCAGTCTTAACTACGCGCTGCGCGTTGCTGCTGATAAAGCACACGCTAATTGCGTGAGCAATGACCCTGATAAAGCACAGGTATACGTCAGTATCATCTCAGACATTTTGTATTTGTTGGGAGAGGAGCTGCCGAAGCCATGATACGCCCCATCCAGTTAAGTCGCCGTCGCTTGAGCGAGATAGTCTGGCAAATCATCGACGAGAAGGTTGAGATGGACTGGAGCAAAATCCAAGACATCGTGCAGGGGCAGCAACATCTCAGGGAACAGGCTGACTACAACACAGGGTCGTTGGGTGAGAACGATGCGGGGGACTTGTACAAGATAGTCAAGTTCTTTCAGCCCGAGGTCATTGCCGAGGTAGGTACATTCATTGGTGTATCTACTTTGGTGATGGATTTGGCGACAGGAACTACCGCGCAGATTCGCACGTGTGACGTATCAAATAGGATTGATCTTGCTCTGTATCCAGAACAAGCCAAACTGATTGAGCAGTATTTTCACACACCTTCTCATGAAATGTTTGCTGACATGGCAGAGGAAGGATTGAAGGCTGATCTGGTCTATCTCGACGGTCGCTTGAGTCAGCAGGATGAAGAGCCGCTCAACAAAATCTTGGCTCCGCACACGGTCTTTGTGCTTGATGACTTTGAGGGTATCGAGAAGGGTGTCGCCAACGCGATGATGTTGGAGTCACCGGGGCGTGTGCTCATCTATCCGCGCCATTATGGCGGGAAGACTGCTATGTCCATCCCGTTGTCCCTGCTACAAGTCGTAGCACAGGAGGCCGTATGATCCGTGCATTGATCAACTGGTGGAAGCGTCGTGAGTACGAGGCTCACTACGCATGGAGCCGGGTGCCGCCACCTAATTGGCGGTGCAGTCGGGGCAGTATCGGACGAGGGGGGAACTACTGGTGAGCGAAGAAACGAAACAACGCACGCTGCCTGAGTTCGCTCAGGACATCTACAAGCGAGGACTCGATGCCGCCAACACAGGTCGGTATGACGAGGCCATAGGTCTGCTTAGTAACATCCACAATGTACTTCCAGTTCTTACAGCAGCTGAGCTACAGATCGGTCGTTGCCACTGGGAGATGCACCGTTGGCAGTCGGCACGGCAGCACTTTGAGATCGCCGTCAACCTTGAGCCGAACAATGCAGATGCGGCGTGGACGATGGGTCTGCTCTCGCTGCAGATGGGTGACTTCAAGAAGGGTTGGCAGGGCTACGAGCGACGGTGGCAGAGCAAGACGTTCAAGTCTCCGAAGCTGCACACCAAGCACCCTCAGTGGGAGCGTGGCAAGGGCTTGAAGCGACCGCTCATCTGGTGTGAACAAGGCATCGGGGATCAACTGCTCTATGCATCGCTCATCGAGGCTCTTGCCAAGGAAGTGGATGAGGTCACGGTCATGGTAGACCTGCGCCTGACGAACCTGTTGCAGCGGGGGTGCAAAGCCGACAACGTCAAGTTCTTGACGCACAACTCTCGTGTAAAGATGTCCGAGCATGACTCGCATATCCCCATAGCCTCACTGGGTAAATACTTCATTAACTCAGTCGGGGATATCTCGACTTACACATGGGGGCATTCCTACGTCAAGGCCGACCCTGAGCGCGTGGCGAGGTTGCGTAAAGAGTATGGGTTGGGAGAGGACGATGTCGTTGTTGGACTGTCTTGGACGAGCACCGCTCCTGTCATCGGGCCACACAAGTCTGTCCCCTTGGCTGACTTCAAGCACATCCTTGATGAGCCGGGGGTTAAGTTCATCAACCTGCAGTACGGTCAGGCGCAAGAGGAAGGGCGGGACTTTCACCCGAGCCTCATCACCACACATATCGACACGTTCTTTGACTTGGAGAACGTCGCTGCGCTCATGGAGATATGTAACGTCATCATCTCGCCATCTTGCGCCACGGTGCATCTGGCAGGGGCGATGGGCAAGGAGGTCTTGCTGCTTGATGCCAACAAACTGTGGTATTGGAACAACCGTGCGGGTAATCAGAGTTTGTGGTACCCCGGCGTACGGATATATCAGCGCGAGAACATGAACGCGCCGTGGGACTTGCAGTTGAAGCAGGTCAAGGAGGCACTAGAGTACGCTGTGATGCACCGTCGAGGCTACGTAGACCCGCCGGTCGTTGTGTTCTTCCATGTGGGTGATGACATCTCTCATCCGCAGAAGATGGTCAAGTCTGTCCTGCGATACAACCCCAACGCGTACATCGTCATGTGTACAGATACAGATACACCGGATGTCATGGGGGTGTCGGACAGGTTTGAGATTGAGATAGACCGGGACGAGCTAATCCACGGTCGGATCAAGGCTTACGCTAGATTGGCGATGGAAGGTCCGGCGATATTCTTGGACACGGACATGCTTGTGCAGGGCGAGATAGACCCCGCGATGATGCTTGCCGATGCCGAGGTTGCCGTTTGTCGTAGGTCGTTCAACTGTGACGGCGGGTTCAACACAGAGTTGCGCGGGTTGGTTTTTGACGAGCACAAGGGAAAGACGATGGATCAAGTGTATCCGTATGTCTTCTGTGCTTTGGTGACTGATGGCCCGAAGTTCTGGGAGGACTTGTTAGCGGTTTACGACACGCTCGACCCGAAGTACCGCAAGTGGTACGGCGACCAAGAGGCTCTGCGTGTCTACGCTGAGTCGAACGAAGTGGCGACGTTCCCTGAGTCCATCTACGGATGTCTGCCCGAGCACAAGACCGACGATGCGAAGATACTGCACTACAAGGGCGCAGCGCGTAAGCAGTTGTTTGAGGTGTCGTGATGAAAATCTTCATCGGTTGGGATAGCCGCGAGGACATCGCGTATCAAGTCTGCAAGCGGTCGTTGGAGAAGCACACGTCTGTGCCGCTCGACATCCAACCCATCAAGCAGCAGGAGATGCGTGAGAAGAACTTGTACTGGCGTGAGCATGACCCGCTTTCGTCCACGGAGTTCTCCTTCACACGCTTTTTGGTGCCGCATCTTGCAGGGTACAAAGGGTGGGCGGTGTTCATGGACTGCGACTTCTTGTGGCGAGGTGATGTCGCTGCGCTGCAGGACTACATGAACCCGTACTATGGTGCAGTTGTAGTCAAG